TAGCTCAAGCAAATTCAGATAGAGAGGCGGCAATAAATCAATTTAATTCTCAATTAAAAGATAATCGTGAAAAATTTAATGTAGAAAACCAACGTGTTATTGACCAATCAAATACACAATGGCGTAGACAAATTAATACTGCAAATACTGCGGCACAAAATGCGGCAAATCAAACTAATGCACAAAATTTATTAAACATGTCAAATTATGCATTATCATCTTTATGGCAACAATGGAGAGATGAAGCTACATGGACTAATGAGTCATCACAAAATGCATTAGATAGAGCACACAATTTAGCACAAGCGGCATTTGAAAGACAAACAGAATTTGACCTAGCTGACCAAGCGGCACGAGACAATTTATTTAACACAATCGGAAGATTTTTATCGGGAGTATTTGACTAATGTTTGGAAACATATTTAAAAAAATAATACCATTAGCGGCAACTGCAGGAGTTGCTTATATGGCAGGCAGTGGTGGTGTAGGTTCTAACCTATTTACAACCTCAAGCTTAAAAGAAAAATTATTAAACTTTGGAAAAAAAGAAGCACTTAAAAAAGGTGTGCTTAAAACTATTAATGCTAATACAGGAGTTATGGTTGGAGCACCTTATGGTAGCGCACCCGTTCCAGCAATTAG